CCGAAAGGGAGGGCGTGGGTATCGATCCAAGCTCTATGAGTGCTTCTTTTATTATATCCAATGCTGACTTGTTTCCGCCCGCATCGGTAGCACCCACGGTGTCTGTGTGAGAGAACTTTCCGAAGTTTCCTCCGTCTGGCAGGTATACGTTGATATCCGTTTGAAGGGTCTCCTCAGGACCAGTAGCACCCCTTGCTCCCGTTGGACCAGTAGCACCCCTGTCTCCAACTAGGTCAGCAAGAAAGTCATCTTGATTGCCACTGTTTCCTTGCGCCAACCACTGTTGATACGCACTAAGACCCGAAGGTCCATCTGCACCAGTAGCACCTCTTACCCCTGTCGGTCCTGTAGTACCATCGGTTCCCGTAGGACCTCTAGAGCCCGTAACTCCCCTTGCTCCCGTAGGACCTCTGTCACCAGTAACTCCGACACCAGTGACACCCCTGTCTCCAGTGGCGCCCTTAGGTCCTGTAGGCCCCGTACTTCCGTCAGAACCCGCCAACCCCTCAGTCGTAGAAGTCAGGACAAATACAATGTCCCCAGAGAAAGACGTAACGTCAGTAACTCCTCCAGCACTAATAAGAGAGAGTGTATTTAGGTCAAGTGTTGGAGACGTGTAACTCGCGTTAGAGAACGAGTACTTCATCGTTCCCGTTGTGGTCTTGATGTTTATCGCCCCTTTTCTTACAGATGCAATATCATCGAACTCGTCAGATAGAGATAGATTACCCGTAGAGAACATCATGTCCTCGTCGAGTCTAATATTAGTGACGTTTGCTGGAGCGGTTCCGTTTCCGTCTGTAATCAGCTTTATTTCTCCGTCTCCAGGATTTCCGCCAGTTCCCGTGGTGAATTCAAGCCCAAAAGACCTTCTGCCAATAGGTGAAATACCTATCGTAAAGCAAATCTTTACATCTATGTTGTTGGTTTGCCCGCCTCCGTATGTGTCAAAGGTTGCCGCGCTTCCAGAAACAAAGCTAAGCCCCATGATCCCGAACTGAGACCCAGCGTCTATTACAGCTGCGTACTCATACGTAAACTGTTCTTCGTTTGCGCCCCCTGGATCTTCGTAGATCACCATGGTTCCTCCGAGACCACTGCTCACAATATTTCCAAGCAGCTGCTGTGAGTCGGTGTCAAGAGCCTGATCTAAAATCTTAATCAGCTCAAGCTCGTTTGGGTCAGCCGACTGAGCAGGCTGCGACGAAGAAAACTGAAAGACAACGTTAGTAGAGTCCTCTCCCTTAAAGTCTAAGCAAAGAGTGTTTGCAGCTGGGTCTCCAGCAGGTCCTGTTGCCCCGTCATTTCCCGTGGGACCAGTTGTCCCGTCAGCACCTGTAGGGCCAGGATCACCAGTAGGGCCAGTTGCTCCAACGGAGCCCGTTGCGCTGCCGCAACAGACATAGTAATCAAAGCAGAACTGATAAGTGTTGCTGCTGGTCTGATGCCAGTCCAAGGTTGAGGACCCTGATATGTGAGACACAGAAACCCTATATCCAGTAAAGCTAGAGTTGCTTGGTATTGCGTTTGTGTACGTGCCGCTTTCTATGGTAGAAACCTTGAAGTACGCTACCGTCTCTGTACCACTGTTATCGAAATCTCCAGTAACCTGAAGAACAGCCTCAAGATCGATAGAAGACGTTGCGCTTGCTATTGCATCAAAGAGGTTCGCGTCTGCGGTGTTTGTCGGTACGTATATGTAGGCCGTTTCTGTTACGTCCTGAGTATCATTGTTTCCGCTAGTAGTGGGGTAGAACTCGTTAGATGCATCTATCTGCCTGTCTATGACAAGGTCAGTACAGAAAGAATTTGGCCCTGTAGGTCCTGTAGCTCCAGCAGGACCAGTCGGTCCTCGACTTCCCGTAACCCCAACGCCTGTGGGTCCAGTTTGACCACGAGACCCAGTCACTCCTTGAGAACCCGTAGGACCAGCGGGACCTGTGGCCCCAGCACCTGTGGGGCCTCTTGACCCCGTAGGTCCAGTTTGACCTCTACTCCCTGTGACCCCAACTCCCGTGGGGCCTCGCGATCCTGTAGCACCTCTTGCGCCAGTTGGTCCTGGAGCAGTTGATGCGGAACCCGTAGGGCCCCTTGATCCCGTAACACCTCTTACCCCCGTGGGCCCCCTCGAACCTGTAGCACCCGAACCAGTCGGGCCACGAGACCCCGTAGGGCCACGAGACCCCGTAGGGCCTCTTGAGCCAGTGGGGCCTGTAGCACCCGAACCTGTGGGGCCCCTTGCCCCTGTAGGACCCCTTGAACCAGTGGGTCCAGTAGGTCCTGTGGTTCCAGCTCCTGTAGGACCCCTGTCTCCAGTAACACCCTTAGAACCAGTGGGACCAGTAGCACCAGTAGCCCCTTTGTCTCCACCTCCTGGTCCTGTCGGTCCACGAGCGCCCGTAGCTCCAGCTCCAGTGGGACCTCTAGCACCCGTTGGACCTGTGACTCCCTTAGGACCTGGGGCGGTGCTTGCAGCTCCTGTAGGTCCCGCTGGACCTTGAGGTCCATCAAATCCTCTTGGGCCTGCAGGACCCTGCGGACCCGTGGGGCCCTGGGGCCCTTGAATCCCCTGCTCACCACCAGCACCAGTCTCTCCTCTTGGGCCAGGATCAGCTGCGGGGCCTGTAGGTCCTCTAGCACCCGTAGGTCCCGTAGGGCCTCTCTCACCTTGAGGACCAATAGGTCCTACGACCACCCCATCAAAGGAGTTTACGTCGATGAACGTAGAAGGGTCTACAGATATAGCTACCGCACAGAGATCCTCTGAGACGGTGATCACCTCAGACTCCGTAGGAACGGGACACTCTATGGTTACGGATACATCGTTCTGAGTTGCAACACATGCCGTCTCAGTAGTCTGAGTTAGGTCAATGCATGTAACCTCAGCATCAGCTACCGTAATAGAGCAGCTTGCGGGCTTGCTGACGTCTATCGTCCCCGCATTTTCTATTACGACATTTATTTCTGCATTAGACGAGAGTGACATCTTCGTTTACCTTGAAGGTGCCATACAGATACGTCTTTACAGTAGAGCTATCTGTGTTTTGGAGATCGTACACAAAAAGCCCCGAATCAATGGCAGCCATGGTCGTAGCAGCACCTTGTACTGTAAGCTTTGAGTTAGTCTCTTTGCCATCAGTTACAGTGTATGTAAAGTCAGTGTTCTCCAACACCGTACCTGTAGCCGTATCACTTTCTCTTACATCCAAAGCCCAGCCATCAGTAGGCATAGTCTTGCCAAACTCCAATGCAAGGGTAAACGTATCCCCCTTCCTACAAATGATATCCAGCCTAGCGGCGGTATCAAGATTGACTGTTGTCTTGCTGGCCTTGCTCATTTTGTATTGCTTGCTGTATTATTTGATCAGGAGTCATCGGCCCTTCTTGCTGCTGCATGGGCTGAGGCTCACTTATCTCTCCTCTAGTTCCTTGCCTTTGTGAAATCAGTTTGCTTTGATCTGCGGTCTGCTTACCGACTCGCATGTCCTTTCGGTCCTCCTTGAAGACCTCCAGCTTCTCTCTGAACTCTTGGTCGTCGGTCTTGAATCCAAGCGTGGCCTGAGCCTTCATGGTTTCAATCTCCTTTCTGTGCTGATGCCGAAGAACCTCAAGCTGAGACTCAAGCTGAGCTTTCAGCTGCATGGCTTGCGCGTCGATCTGAGCCTGCATCTGCATCTCTTGCTGCTTAGCTTGTGATGCCGCCTGAGCAGACTGAATCTGTGCTTGCGACTGAGCCTGGACGTTTTGCTGAGCCATCTGCTGGTTCCTGGCAATACGCTTCTTTCTTCTTACGATCAAAAGGCGCTCGGCTTGGTTCACATCCTTGAGCTGCCTTATCGCTATAGCGTCCTCAATGTCCAGCTCTTTCTGAGCCAGGGACGCCTGTATGTTTTGTTCGAGGTACTGCTTCTCAATCTCCTCCATCTCCTTAACGACCGTAACCCCGAAGTTGTACATCGGGAGGTCGGAGAAGGTGTTTAGCATAGAAACGTTCTCCTTACCTATCGCGTTCTCATACGCCCTGTACAGAATGCTGCCCCTGGGAATCACTTGAAGGCACTTGACGATGTCAGAGCAAACCTTCTTGAACAGAACCATAGACGAGTTGGTGATGTCGTAGATGGCGTTGTTTCCAGCCGCGATGGCCTGCTGCCTAACCCCCACGAGTTGATCGCCTTTCGGAGTAGAGGCGTCCATGGCCTCGTTGATTCCCGTAGCGTCCCTGATCAGCCTCAGATAGTGATTGTAGAGGTTGATGAACTCGTTGATGTTCCGTATGTTGTTACCGATTTCCCTGATGGGAGGGTTCTGGAAACCGCCTTCGGGATTCTTGCTGCGGTAGTAGAAGACACCCGTTTGCTCGTAGATGTCGTGGAGTTCGAGAGGTTGGAGCTCACCGCCTTTACCGAGCTGAACGTTCTCCAAACCTTCGATATCAATGATGATGCCATCGGGCTTTGCTTTTGCGATTGCCTGCTGAATCTTTAGGTGTGTAAGCTGCAACTGGTCTGCGAAACCAATGCAGCTATCTACCATGGATTTCGGAATGTTTCCGTCAAGATTAGTAGCAACGACAGAGTAAGAAAGGTTAGTACGACTAAGGTCATGAGCGTTCTTAGGTACGTTCTTTTTCACCCCGTAGTTAAAAAGCTTGTCACAGCCCATTATGTACGAGCCACCATAGACAGCCACGTTCGGCATCTTCGTTACAGACCTCTTGTACACAGAGTTGCTTGGAGCCTTGTAGTTTTCTCCTTTCTGGTAGAACCCAACGTTCCCGTACTTGCTTTGCTTCTCCTCGAAGACCATCATGTCTACGGACAGGAACTCAAAGTCCAAGACGTCGACCATGTATTGGTCATACTCGTTTCTTCCCTTGCTGTCGTTCAGGTAGGCACGCATAGCTGTGGTGTCGTACTGATACCTTTTGGCTACGGTCTTGGCAATCTTCTCGTACTCATCGTCAGTAAACTGATCCCCAGCAACCCTGCGAAGCTCCTGCAGAGAGATTCTTTTGACGTGACCAGCGTACACGATGTCTCCGAAGTTAGGGTCTTCAGTGTAGCTGTGAACGAAGTTTTTAGGGTCTACGTAGTCTACCTTGATCCCATAGTTGGGGTCATTGCTCCTCTTGGTGACCGCCATACCCAGGGTGGTGATGTCGTTGACGCACCTCCTGTAAGTAGAGTCGTTAAAATCGTTCCACTTCAAGGTCATATTGGTAGCAACCTGAGCAGCAACCTCTGAGGCGGACTTTATATTGGTTTCCAGGAAGATCTCAGCCTCCTCAAGTGTTTCAGGTATGTCCTGACCTTGAGCCAAGTCCACCCCTACCTTGTCTTTAATCTGAGAAATCTTGTCCTTGTTCTGGACAAGCATCTTCACCTTCCTTCTCTCCGCATCCTTCTCAGAAGCTGAAAGAGGGTCGACAGCCTCCAGGTTTGGGTACGGCTCGCTTGACAGTATCTTGTTTACCACGATCCTGACAAACTTCGGCAGGATAGGAACAGGAGTAAAGTCAAGGTTCAAGAAACTCCCGTCATTATTCGACGGGTCCAAGCTGTTCAGCAACTGCCTGTAAATGCTTGTGTCTTGAGTTCCGTTGGCGTAAGCTCTGTTTCTTTCGAAAGTCCTTGACCTCTTCTTGTACAGAGAATTATCACGTTCTACGGCGCCCCACTGCGAGGAAATGGCCTTCGCGTATGACAGACCGTATTCCTTGCCTTCCTTTTCCGCTTTGTTTGCCAGCGGATTTGGAAAGCCTACAGTGTTCTTCCCTTGCTTACCGTACATCTAACGGCAAATATAACAAACTTAGCGGTGCCATTCTTTTGGCTTTACCTTCCTAACAAACCTCTTTCCTTCGAAGTTTGAGGTCTTTCTTTCCTGCTTAACTTTTTGAGCCGCCAGCAGGGCAAGTCCCGAACTAATAGTAAGGTCATACTTTGTCCTATTGCTAATCTTGTATCCTATCCAATCCTCAAGAGTTCTGTTGAAATACATGTTGCCAAAATCTGCAGTCTCTGGCTTCACACCAACATGATTGTGGATGTACGCTTCTATCGCGTGCGCGTGGGCCTGGATTACATCAACAGAGTTTGACGGTATCCCCTTTGTCTTGACCTTTATGTTAGACCCTGGGGGTGTGAGGTGCTTGGGTCGGTCCAATACGTATCCGTCCCAACCTCTCTTCTCAAAATGCCTTACGATACCATACTTGTTGTTCTCGATGAGTAGAGGGTATCCGTAGAAAACAGAAGCCATAAGAACGTCTTCGTAAAATATACTGGCTAGATCTGGTCTGGACGCATACTCAAGCACAAACATGTTGCTTGGGGTCTTGTCGTCCATGTTGAACTTGTTGTACAGGTGAAGGGCCCCCTTGGATCCCCTGCCATCAACGGTTTCATCCAGGTCGTAAGAGTCGACTCCCCCGCACCCATACTGAGGGAACGGAGCCACCTTCTTACCTCTTTCTTCGTGTATTACGTTTCGTCTATCCTTGGGGGGCATCCAGCTAACATGAAATCTACCCTTTGGGTCTGGAGAGAACACAACCTCCTTGTCCTTTACCTTCCAGATAAAGTTGCCTGTCACGACTGGGTTAGGATACATATTACTGTTCCAGTCTATCTGCTGATAGATCTTACCGATGTTGAATATGCTCCCCTCGATGCTATCTCTAAAAGCCTCATCCTCGGTAAGAGGGAACTGTCTTATGATTTCGTTTAGCTCTGATGGGTCGTGCTTGAGGCTGTCCCTCTCGTTTTTTAAGTACGTTTTACTTCCCTGGTCAATGTCTTCTCCGTCTATTCCCTTTACTGGAGTATCAGGATCATCCACAACAGGGTTACCGTACTGATCAAAAAACCCTTCAAGAGCGTGATCAGCAGGTATAAAAATACGGTAAAGGCCGCTCCTGGTCCTTCCGTTGGCATTCCTTTCAGTAGGGTCTGAATCCTCCCAGAGGTTTTTGTACTCTTCGCCACCTTTATCCATGGGGTTCACTGTAGAACCCACCATTGCTTTTCCTACAACTTTCTTACCAACGATGAGACAAGTTCGCTCAATCCTCCACGCTTCTCTGATGTCGACTGGCTTCTCCCACTTTCCAGCCTCGTCGAGGTAGAGCATGTGTAGCTTCTCTCCGTCATAGGCGTTGTTGGTGGTGTTTTTCCAGTTGATGATGGTGTTGAGGGCGTCACCCTTTTGTGACGTCTTATTTTTCTTGGTGATTCGTTTCGATGGTTCCCGAAAAGCGAGTTCCATACGTGGGTTCGTCGTTCCATCCTGTATAGGTTTAAAGAAGAATGGGTAGCTCCGAAACATCGGGATTACCTTCTTCATGAATATGTTCTCCTGCGAGTCCTTACCAGTTTTGGACTGGATTCCCAGGAGCTTGTCTTTTACCTGCGTAGCCTCGTCAACAAGTACAGAGGCACAGATATTAGTATAGCCAGAGCGGCGACACTTAGTATATAGCTGACCGATACAACGGCTATCAGCCTCGCACGCAGCCATGTGGAGAAAGATCTCACGCTGAAACGCAAGATACGACGGATATCCGATATCAATTTTGCTCCATTGGAGAAACATGTAATGTCTTCCCGTAATGTACGTAGGCACACCATTATTGTAAAACCAAACACCGTTACGCCTGCGCTCAAACTCCTGCTCGATGAAAGGAGAAAAGGCTCTCCGAAACTCGGCTGGCTTCTCGAACCACTCATCCATACTTCTAACCCGCGACAATTCTTGTGGCACATCGGTGCGCTTCCACATCTGCATTCTTTTAGGCAGGTCGTGGAAGAGGATGTCTGATTTTTTTGGAACTTTCGGAAGAGCAATGTCAAGACCGTGGAGCGAAACAACCTCGCCTTGCTCATCTGAACTGTCCAACCGAATAACGTCATCGGACCTGTCCATATCGGTTACTTTTGAATGAGGGCATACCAACCCTTTTTTCAGCCAGCTCCATGTACTTTCCGCAATCGCATTTTACATCATGCTGAACCTTTCCGTCTATTACCTTGATGGACACCCCACCTTTGTGATCTACGGTCTTACCGCATTCGCATTTATACTTAGACATTTAATTGATTGTTTTGCAGGACGAAAATACAGGGAACTCAGTTAAATCTCTGTATCCACCCTTTTCTTGTTGATCCTCCTTGTGTTTTGGGTAGTTCTGCATTAGACACAAACCCTGAGCCGCTTCCTGTGGGGTCATATACATATTCCACCCAAGCTGATTTACTGAATCCTCCTTGTAAAACTTTTCGCTTCTCCCCTCATACCTAGCTTTTTTAAACCACTCATAAGCTTCTTTATTGTCGGTTAGTATAGCCCCTCCTTTACCTATGTTTAGGTGCTTTTTCATGTGAAACGAGAGACACATAAATGATCCTGGTATGTACATGTTTGACGTTAGCCTTTTTGCTGAGTCGTAAATCTCATATGGCTCCAGCTTGTAAATCCCCTCCCAGTGATTCGCCATTTCTCTCTTATCAAATCTTACGGACCCTCCAGCATGCATGACGCTCATAGGTACCGACAAATACGTTTTTGACGGTATAGTTACTTCTTCTACATTCAAATACTTACAACACAAAAACAATGCGTTTGTGCAGCTATCAACCGTAACCACATAAGGCGCTCCTGTATAATCAGAAAGCTCCTCCTCAAACATCTTGACAATTTTGTATGGGTTATGCCTCATGTATCTTAATTATGTATTCGGATCCATTAACCACCACTCTTGCTGGGTACCTTTCGTTGTCTGATATCCTAAGCAGATTGAAGTTTTCTAGAATAGATTTTTGAGGGTCTAAGTAACAGTGCTCCTTCTTTCTTCTGGGGTAAAACGAAGATTCCCCAGACTGCGGAACTCCCTTCATGGGGAAGTTCTTTATGTAATCAAGAGCCATTCTCAAGGTTACATCGCCTTGCTCTTGCTTCATGTTGTCGTTTAGCTCCGACCCATTAAGATAAATAGTATCAGTAATGTACACGTCACCAGAGTCTACTTCTTCGGCAGCTTCAAACAAGCTTACTGGTATTTCATTTTTACCCTCAAGAACTTGCCATGCAAGAGGAGACCATCCTTTCCCGTGGGGCAGTCTGCTTGGGTGAACAACCACACAAGATTTGTACATGTCGAGGTGATTCTTCTTTAAGATCTTTTCGCAGGAAAGAATGAGCATTATGTCACCTCCTTTTATGTCTGAAGAGCTATATATGTGATCTACGTCATGATCGTCTATTTGAGCCTTTAGCTTTTCAACCCAAGGCATAATCCAGCTTGAGGGGTTGTCAGTTAGAATCGTTATTTTCATAATAGCTCCTTTTTAGCCAATCATCCGTATCGTCGAGTGCTTCTATTGCAGAGTAACAAATCTCTAGGGGTATCGTACCTATTTTAGATTCCTCTTTTCTAAGCTTTTCGATGAGGTCATTGACGTCTGTGTAGTCTTCTGTGAACCCAAATCCCAGATCTGAGTGGCCTTGCGTAAACGTTCTTCTCCCCATGTGTGCCATCTCCCACATGGTTGTACTACCACCAGTTGGATTTGGTTTTACGTATGCAAAGCACTTAGAGTAAAAGTTGTTTTTCAGGTCCTCTTCACTTTGTCGTTCTGTCCATATTACCCTTCTTCCAAACTCCTTAATTAAGGGCTCTACAATACTCTCCCATCCGTAATGTTTCGGCCTGGAACTGATAAAACCTTTGTATACATATATGCAGTCACCAAGCTTGTTTGGCTTATATCTTGAGTAACTCTTAAATGGAGTTACATGATTAAACACCTTTACTCCTTTCGACTCTAGGTTTTTTCTGTAGGGTCCATACGATACGTGAAAGGCTTTAGGGTCGTCTTTCCATAAGTGTCCGTAGTAGTTTATGTCATTACCCATAAAGACGATTATCTTTTCGCCCTTGTGTCCGTTAACTCTGTCTATGTCTGACTGATCGTAGACACCAAAAAACACTGCGGGTTTATTTGTGTCAGAGTACTTGTCGAATGACCACCTTTTGAATATTCCTTCTCTGAAGGGCCAAACTCCATTTGACACATATGCCTGATTGAAATCTCTCATTTTATTTAATTGTACCCCCGCCAGGGTTCGAACCTGGGACCCACAGCTTAGAAGGCTGTTGCTCTATCCAACTGAGCTACGAGGGCTGGTTGGGGCGGAGGGGATCGAACCCTCGACCTTCTGTGTATAAGACAGACGCTCTAACCAACTGAACTACGCCCCAGTTTGGTCAACCCCATAAACGTAGGGGGCCGCCGTGTCGATTTCTCAACCTTTACTTGCTCTCTTCTTCGGTCTATTGTTTGCTCTATTCAGAGCAGACTTGACAAACCTTCGTATTCGTCCGCCTTCGTGAGCCGCATCCAGGTTATCCCCGTTACCATACGTCCCCTTCTTTCGGTTATACCTATTGAGTTCAGCTCTATACTTTTTCGCCGATTTCGACTTCCCGTACTTTTTGTACTCTTTGTCATAGTCTCTAGTCTTCGTATTCGCCATTCCACTCGTCGTTAAAATATACGTGATCTGTCGTAGACGAAGATACCCAATTAAAGTGCTTGCTTGTCAGCGTATGATCACTTGCTGAACTTCTCTGCAAACCCTCCTGAGTAGTCTTTTTCTTCTTGGACCTCTCCATTTTCTTGTAGCTCTTTTACCATCTGCTCTAAGGACTGACGCTCTCTGATAAGTTCCTTGCAGTCCACAGCGGTTTGTTTTACAGATTGAAGTTCGGCCTTTCTTGCGGAACCATTAACGTCTTGGTCTACTGGCTTTTTCACTTCTTCAATCATGTTGTCAATAGCTATTGCCATAGCGTCCATGAGCTTTACTGCGGCTGTCAGCGTGTTGAATTTATTTTTTTTCATCTAGCATAGCTTCAATTTTTTCTCTAACCTGCTTTGACCTTACCTCAACACTGTGATGCTTTTCAACTATGGATCTTAGTTCTTTCTGAATCTTTATGTCTGGCTCAAAGCTACTTACTATGTCCTTGAGCTCATCAATGCTGTCAAAGTATGTAATTAACTCATCAGGAAAAAAGTAGTCCATCTTAGATGTTCTGTTCGATATAATTTGAGATCCGCAAGAAGCAATTTCAAGCGCCTTGGATCTTACTTGGGGTACTCTTGGGCTATCCGTGTGTATGACTCCACCAGCCTTAGACATTACGTCCCTGTAATTGTCTCCAGTTAGATAAGTTGCTTTCTGAACCTCCCTATCTATTCTGACCCTTAGCGGGTAGTGATTGTTTACCGTGCAGTTAAAAGCAACACCAGAGCCTCCAAAGTTGGGTTTATAGTAGTTTACATCGACGTGCCAGGGAAGCCACATACTATCTGTGTTTGGCTTGTTTCCTTCGTAGTCAACATCCCTGTACAGTATTAAATCAATATCACTGTATACACCTTCGCTAAATCTGTGGTAACAGCTGTCGTTGTCGAATAAAACAGTTTTGGCCTTACTTCTTTTTACTGCATTGAGTACGGATGGAAACATCTTCATCCTGATTATGGGTGCCATAAATATGACATCAAAGCAATCTAGGTTTAGGTGTCCCTCCTGTATCTCTTTTTCGGCCTGATGAAGATACATGTCCTTCCCTTGTATACAGCTGTCCCAAACATCGTAGTTTGTTTTATAGCTGTATCTAGTGTAGTTGTCTACTACATGGCTAAGCTTTAGTACTTTCATTAAAGTCTATATAGGAGTTCTGTGATCGCGACTCTGTAGTATTCTTTGCCCTCGATCTTAATTCTATAGTCTCTGTTCTTTTTGAAGCCAACCACATCGCCATCGGAGACTCCGAGGTCATGAAGCTCTTTGGATGGAAAGGATACCACACCTGTAGTTACTGGAGTTTCTTTCAGTTTTACGACTTCGATCTCAGACTCAACAGGTCCTTCGCGATCTTCTTGATCAGGCTCCAGTAGACACCAACCCTTAATCGCGTTGACCTCCCCTGTTTTCTTGCTCTTGTATGCGATCGCTTGGTTATGTGCAGCACTGTACGGGTTATAGATAACCATGTACCACTTGTCCAGTTCGCTAATCGGCATCCCACCGTTGAGCACCACATGATGATGAAAATATAGTGTATCTCCAACCTCAACAGGAGTGTCCATTTTTTCTGGGACAGCCAGGACTTCGCCTTCTGTAGTTCTGTGATCAAACTCATTGAACTTGGTGTCTATGTACAGCTCCAGACCGCTGTCGGTCTTCATTTTGTCGTTGGTGGTGCTGTCTATTTTTACGATAAAGTTTAGGGGTGATTTCATTATATTAGAAGTCTAGATCAAACTCAAGTATACATGGCATCTCATCAATCGCCTTCCACAGCACAATGCCCTCTTCATCTCCTATGTACACTAGGTATCTGCTTTTGCCGTACTTGTGGAGATGCTCGTTGTCAGGGATAATGGCTGACACATTTTTGTCGCCAGCCCTCATGCCGACAAAATAAGCCATGCCGTTCTTCGGGTCTTTCCCGATAACGATCTTTCTTATCAATCCGTTCATTAGTTCAGGGATATTCCAAGGTCGCCGAGTAAGGCGTCCAGATCGTCGTCTGGATCTTGGAATTGCTGATCCATGATGTCTTTCACCATCTCCAGCTCCAGCTTGCTGTCCAGGTTGTAACTAAACACGCTTTTAAGCTGCACTTCATCACCCTCTTGATAATCCTTGTCAAGCTCAAGATCGATGAGTCCTAGCATAAGAGCTGACATCACCCTATCTTCGTAGTGATACTTTCTGATTAGCTCTTCAATTTGAATGATCAAAGAGTAAGCCTCTGAAATGAATTCCTTGTCCTTGGAGGTCATACATCAAAGATAGAGATAAATGCCTAGATCAAGAGTCTCCAAAAAACGTATGTTTAGGGACTTCTCGTTTCTGAAAGAGGGGTACGTAGCAAACAACCAGCTGAAGAACCTGCACTCAGTGCGCCTGTCTTTTTGCGACAACAACGACATATCATGGAGTCACCTTGAGTTTTTGATTTGGACATACGACCTTGAGTTTTTTACCATCTCGTATGCGTCTCAAGAGTACGGGATGAATCACGACAACCTAGCCAACAGAGTCATATATCCGTTGGTCAACGATGGATTGCTGTACAAGCACTTTGACAAGCTCACTCCCTCTCAGGAGATGGACGACCACTTGTTCAGAGAGGAGACGAAGTATAATTACAGGGTTAGATACGCTCTAACTCAGAAAGGTCGGCTCCTGGTTCAACGATTTTATCGCAGCTTGGATTGAAGTAACCTAAATCAAGAAGCTTTAGCTCTTCGTACTCTTCAACGAGCTCACTTCTGTCTTTGTATGCTGGGTATATTTTATCTCTTTTGTTTATATACGACTCATACGAGTGAATGTCCGTACCGTCTTTCACGTCGAAACAGTCGTTCTCTTCTGAGCTTATGGCTTTAATTATGCTTTCATTCCACCTCGACGTCATTGCTTCATTGACTTTTCCGTCAAAATTGAATTTTTGATCATGATGGTATACGGACCTAAAATTTACACTTTGAGATAGCGAGTAGTTAAGATAGAATTGACCAGAGTTGCACAGATGTATTTTCTGTCTAGTCTTAAACACGCAGGTTTTTTGATCTTCAGGGTTTGAAGACATTACGCAAAATCTATTGGTTCCAAAAGAAGCTTCTTTCGGTCCATGCATAACATCAATGCACTTATTCCAGTAGCTTTCTGAATTAAAGTTGTTGCTGTCTACCTTGCATATGTAGTCCGTCTCTTTTAGAAGAGCATGCTGATATGCATGAGAGAACTTTCTTGACAGCGGTTTATTGGGTATGTCTACGTGACCCAACCCTAGCTTCTCAGCATACTCCTTTTGCTTCGGTTCACAGGAAGCGCAGCCCACGACAAAGCCTTGAGCCTTATGCCCAGCCTCATTGAACATCTTAATCACTTTAGCCATGTGCCACATAGACATCCTCGTTACTTGAGGACGTTTGTGATACAACATAAAGAAGCATACAGACCTATTGATCTTCTCCATTACCAAGGTGAGTATACAGTTGTGTGAGACCTTCTTGTGGCCCTCAATACCCTCCCTCTATTTTCAGTGGGGGAGTTGTAACTGACATGAACCCATGCGGGGTTGGAGTCATCACCGAGTTCCCATATAAGCTGATCAAAGTCCAAGCAGTCTTTGATGTAGTGAAATATCTCCGCATTGGTTACCCTGCCGAAGACATCAGCATCCAGGTCAAGAGCACGGCCTTGACAATGCTGAGAAGTGCGACTACCACCGATGGCGGTATTGAGCTTTTTCGATCTATACCCCGAAGAGATGTAGATCGGGACGCCAAAGTGATCTCTGATAGGTTGAAAGACATTTTCAGCTATCTGCTTGAGGTTCGCTATTTCCTTTTCCCCAGGGGTGTTGTCGATTCCCTTTCGGGAGGCTGTTATGCTTTTTGTGCATTCCTTTAGGCTGAGATTTTGGGACAGTTTCATTCCTCTTCTTATTGAAGTCTTTTAATTTCATTCGTGGGTTAAAGTAACCCTTACTCCCCATTATCTACGACGAACGCCGCGACCCTTGAGAATATCTGCAAAGGTAACCTTTCCGTCTCCAGTCAGGTCTGGGAACTTGCCTCCCTTTCGGTATATCTTACCTCCCATCCCCATCTTCCTGCTCCTGTCAGCAAGCTTCTGCATGAGGTCTTCCATCGGGGACGCTCCAGGACCACCGAGGTCTTTCCCCATCTCAGCACCCTCTTCTCTTCCGCGCATGGTCTCCTCAAACTGAGGGCTCTGCATAGACCCTTCTTTCACGGATTCGTCAAGCATGAACTCCCCGTTCTCACCCTGTCTATAGGGGAACTGATCGTCAGGAAGGAACATGGTCCCGTCTGCATCTTGACCCTGGGCATACTCGTTCCAGTTCCCGTAGATCTTGATAGCACCAGGCTGGCCCTCCCATTCAGAGTCGGGGGCGTCATACATAGGTCCGTCACCCTCTGGGGTGTACCACACGAACTCCCGCATGCTTCCGTCAGGGGCTTGCTCCTGCCTTACGGTAGAAGCGTCCTGCCCCATCATCATTTCTTTGGGCATGTCTTTGTCGCGACGAGCTCCCTGGCCGCCCTGCTTCTGCTCCATCATTTGTCTGATCATGTCAGACATGGTACTATTCTGCATCATTAGGATCCTGCTCTTGGGTCAATACCTTTTGTTTTTCGGCGAACGCTAAAGTCCCTGCGCTCGACAGCCTTGTCTTTGAAGTTGAGCATACCAGCCTTCTTTCCTTTGCGGTTCGTGCGCTGCTTTTCTTTGGTTACCAGCCTAGACGCTTGGTTTCCCCCATACACGGTCTTACGAGTGGAACGAACGCCGTCCTCATTGTTCTTGGTCTTGATAACGGTTCGGTTTCCAATCGTCCTTTCCTTGGACTTCTCGTTGGACTTGTTCTTTTTTACTGGTCTCATGCCTTTTTCAGTTTTCCAGACTTCACGTCACGCTTGAAGTTGCGGTCTCCGACACGCTTGGCCTTGGCGGCAGCTCTAGCTGCTACTCTGTCTTGCTTTTTCTCTCTTCGGACGTCCTTTTTGTCTGCGCCTTGAGAGACAACCTTACCGCCTTTCTTGTAGCTCTTTACGGCTTTCACCTTACCGCCCATTCCCATTTTAGCGGCCCCTTTTCTTTTTTCCTTGGCAACCTCTCCGCTCTTTTTCGTTACGGTTTTTGATTTTCCAGAGGCTGTCCTGGTGGTTTCGACCGTGCGACCGAATCTCTTTTTCGTTTTAGCCGTTCCAGACTTTCCTTCCCCAAAAGCGTTCGACACAAAGCTTTTCTCTTTATTCTGTCCGAGAATACCCCCAGTCTTAGTCTTACCGCTTGCGTCCTTCGTCTTCATCCTCTTAGACGTTGGGTTAGCGGGGTTGTTTCTCATTTGTTCAGCGCGTCTTTTGATAGCGCCGCCCAATTTGTAGTGCTTTCCTGGCATGATTAGGCCTTTTTGCGATCAGAAATGATCATGTTAATGAGTGCGTCCAACCAACCGAAGACCTTGTTGTCGTCTTCCGTAGGGGTGATGTTCACGATGATTTTAATGAATGCGAGCAAACCGATAGCCAGCTCACCAATATTCGTGACGATAAAGCTCCAAACGGCGCTGCCTTCCTCGACAGCGTCCATGACCACTTCTGGGTCTGCCACCACGGCGGTGACGGTATCGATCACGGCGGGGATGGTATCAATAAGGGTAGTATCCATATAGCAAATATAGCTATTATCGACTTTGTATTACAGATACGTTTCTTATGTAAATAATGTCTCCGTTTGCTGGTCTACTTCCAGCAGAGTTGAATGCAAGAGAGAACGAACGATTTGCATTTGACGTCCCGCTGTTTTGAGTTATATCATCGAACGTATGAGTAACGGTTCTCCATGTGTCGTCTGCCGTTCCGCTAATACCTTGCCTTCTGGAAGAGTGAAAACCTCCAAGCCTGACCTGAAACGTAAAGTCGTTTGAATTAACGGGTGCCACGTCTGCAAACCTAACCTCAAATTCTACAGAAACAGAGTCACCAATCTTCCAGCCCGCTGCATCAGCGGTGCCGTCCCTTTCTAAATAAAACGTGCCAGCAGGTTCGCTCGTCAGTGTCATGCTTAGGCAGTCATCTTTTCCTCCAATATTGTCTACGTTGAAGTTAATTGTAGGCTCTGTACTACCATAACTACCATCTGAGTCAAAGCCGTCAGCATCAGCAGTAAAGTCTGAGTAATAGCTCATTACTGCAGCAGGCTGACCTGCAGCAGATCCAGTTTTTCCCGTGCTCGTATTTATTGATGTTCCTAGCCCTAGCATTACCTTCTTCCTTGTAAAAGTCTGGCAACAACCAAACCAGTTAGTACGTCTTTTTGCTTGCTTGACTTTGTGCTGTCAGCGGGGGGTATATGAGGGGAGGGCTCTGGTGCCCTGGGAATGATAAGCGGTTCCTCCTTCCCCTTCATCATCTCAGCTAATTTCTGAGCGAGAATGATAAGAGGGCTTCCCCCAGTAATCCTGCCTCCTGGACTTGTGTTTTTCATTGCTTCAGATATTTTTCTATCAGTTGGAATAGTTCGTAAGCCCTGGGGTTGTACCCCTGCATATCCTGTCTTTCTCTTGGGTTGTATCGTGCCCTTTCGAAGTCCTCGTCACTCCCCTCGAACAAAAGGTTGCGAAGCTTACCGTCTATGTAGTTCTGGCGGTACCGATCGTACCCGTCACCAGCATACCCGTCCTTTTTGTCTTGGGTGTACCAGTATTTAATCTCCCCCTCGTCCAGGCTGTCCCCAAACTCCCGCAGCATAGCACTGAAGGTGGGGTCAACGTCCGCCATACCATGAAGCAGGTCCAAGGCGACAGACTGAGAATCATTAGTGTCGGGGTTTACCAGCACCGTGTGCCTTCCTTTGGGTGACGGCCTGTCTACCACGCTGCCAGAAGGGTATGTGATCGCCCCCTGTTCAGGACCGTAGTACTCGATGTCCCCTATGCCAGTCAGATCTCTGGTAAACTCCCTGTCTGGGACAACGCTGATATCCCCAAGGTTTCTCAGGGCAGGAAACCTCTGCATAGCTTCACTTAAAAGACGGTCCCCCACCTCTTGATTAGATGGCATCTTCTCCAACCTACCTAGCAGGCTACTTACTTTACCGCCTTTGACAGCTCTCATTTTCTTCCTGCGTACCCCCTGGCCTTTTGCTTGACCAGATTCTTATACTTATGAGGCTTGTGAGTGTTCTTTCTCGCTACAGCCAGGAGAGCCCTCATAGCTCCCATGTTCGGGGGCTCGATCCCCTTGCTCTTGTGCTTCCCGCTCTCCAACTCCTTGAGGAGCTGCTTCACACGGGGTCCTTTCTTGGCTCTCATGACGCAAATATAACAAGATAGTCCTTGCGCCTGTACAGCAAAACAGCTTCGTGACTTTCGTCCAACTAAAAAAACCTTTTGGGAAGCTTATCGCAACTCGGATGTCCATCATCGCGCTGAGCTGCTTGGCGAAGTTACAGGTAATTTCTGACATATGCAAGTCTTGAAGCAGATTCTAACGCATCCAAGCTAATTTGTTGTGTTAGAACAGAGTACCCGCTTAAAAAATGGGGTGAGTAATACAGATCCTGGGGATTCACACATATAGCAACACACGCACACGTACACCCGAAACGCATCCGCAGACCCCGACCCTACGCATAATGCACACAGTCGGCAAAACATTCAGCATTCTGCCGTAAACTGCTCTGGTTCAGCTTGTTAGACTGGTCTGGTTCAAGGACCGCTTGAGGCTTCACCCTCTGCTTACGCAGAGACTCCGAGGGGACAACCACACCCCCTAAGCTTTGCTTACCTCCTTGACCTCCAAGCCGATTGGACACTCAGCTTCACGGAACCCTGCAGTTCGGCAGGCATAATACACTCGGAACCATGCCGTTCCATGCAGGAAGCTCCGCTTCGCGAGGAGCCTTCTGAACCTGTCCATTTTGCCCTCCAAACACCCTCTCAGCTCAGGGTCGAATCAGGGCCTCCTGTGTGTGTGTATGCATGACGTCCGTGTAGCGCCAATCTTCAGCGCCTGTTTCCACGTGCATAATGCGGGCGCCGAAATCGTGCAAGAAGATTCTCCCCCTCCAAATTTGCGATTTATCGAAAGCTTTCCATTACCTTTGTGGTCCTCAGCAACGCCGCTTGAGGTTCAAACACTCTCCCGTCATGAACATGACATACACCCTTTCTGCAGAGCAGAAGTCCTGCATCACCCTCCAAGGCCGTAAGGCCGCTAACAAGGCTCTTTGGGCCGCTGAGAAGGCCGACCGCCGCACCCTGTCTGTGTGGGAGGCTAAGAAGCCTCGTAAGGCGAAGAAGGTCGCCAAGAAAGCCGAAAAGCTCAAGGCGGCCTCCATCCAAGCGGTCTACGACTCCGTGTCACAGACACACGGCAAGACCAAGGTCTTGGTGCTTCCTGCCAAGCCTGAGATGTCCAAGGCTCAGTCGGTCTCCGCAAAGCGGCTCAAGCGGAAGGCCCGCAAAGGTCCGAAGGACAGCAACGGCAAGTTGGAGGCCAAGGCTCAGCGAGAGTCCATCGCCAACACACAGAAGCGTGCCGCGAAGACCGCACCCAAGGTTGATGTGGTCTGGGACGAGGCCACCAACCGCCGAAAGGAGGTCGAGGTCGAGGTGAAGAACCCGACCAAGGCTCACGTCATCCGCAAAACCTGGTGCGACTTCTCCGAAGTTCCTGCAGGGTTGGAGCTGGAAGATGCTGTTCGGTGGGCCGCTCTGCAGGACGGCTACGGCCAAGCCGCTGACGAGGTGTCCTTGGACGATTGCCTCTGACACACAGACAAGCGCACATGGTGCTTGGGGTGGTTCGATTCCACCCTGCGCTCAAATACACAGACACATGACAGACACACGTACACCGCTCCAAAAGGAGCTTCAGGCTCAGCTCTACAACTGCAAGGACTGGGAGTCCATCAACACCTTCGTGGTGATGCACTTCCCCCTCAAGCCCATGACACACACACTCACGGCGCTGAACGCCATGCCCATGGACACTGACCACATCGATTGGCAGGCCGTGGTTGATGCCTGCATCCGCAAGTTCCTCTGACACACACACACACACAAGATCGACCACACATGACAGACGTGACTCACATCCTCGACGAGAGCGGCCCCTACGCCGCCACCATCCTCAACGCCGCTGACTACCTCAACGCACAAGTGGCTGTGTTCAGGGACAGACACGGGAAGCTCTGCCCCGTGTTCAAGCTCCCCTGCGGTATGTGCCAAGTGTACACAGACGCTGAGGTGCAGGACATGGCGCAGAAGCAATCGGTGTTCAGGGCAATCTACCCTAAAGGGTAAGAAATTAGATTTGGAAATGTGGAATCGATGTGCTTAACTTAGCGGTCCGATTCGGCACCAACCCAATCAAACATTCGAACACTCACACACATGAAGACTTCTCAGCTCCCCGACAACGCGGCTCTCATCGAACAGGCCAAGCAGGTGATTCGCTACATCCCTGACACGCAGTTCATGGCAACCTACGACAACTTCATCACCTTCAAGCAGGATGGCGAAGTGTACGCCCTTGCCCTGTGGGACATCCCCAACTTCGTGGAGGTGTGGCGAGACGCCTTGCCTGTGTGACACACAACCATTACGTCCCATCGGAGGCGGCATCCGATAGCAGAGGGAGGACGCTCCTAACTGCGGAACAGGCAGAACCTGTTTCAGACACACAGGGTGGATGTGACCATCATAGGCGAGCCGTGTTGAGGCAACCCTATCTGCGACCATCGGAGGTTCGATTCCTCCTGTGTCTCTCACCTTCAAACACTCACACACATGAAGACCTTTCAATACCCCCACTTCAGCCTCATCGCTGAGTCCTATGGCCGCACCCTTGCTGACGGCGGTGACACCATCCTGCTCACACCAGGCCACACACGCTTCGCCTTCCCTGCGGGGCGGCTCAACTACGATGGCCTCCCGACCGACCCATGGCGTCCCTGTTGGGGTCACGCAGTCGGTGGCTGTGTGCCTGAACTCCGCATCCCCATGACGGAGTGGGATGAAGGCTCAAAGGAGTGGGTCACCCACCACCCACAGGTCCTGTTTAAGCAGTTCAAGCGGGCTTTCGAGAAGACTTGGGCCGCCGCCTACGAACACGGATGGATGCCTGACCGCCCCCTGTGTGTCGGCACATGGGTGGATGGCGAGGATATCGTCTTCGACGTGACCACCCTTGTGGATGACCAATCCGAGGCCCTGCGGCTCGCTTCCGAGCGCGGAGAGAAGGCCATCTACAGCATCGACAACAGCAAAGAAATCATCAACCCTGACTACACCTTCGCATGACCAAACACGAATTCCTCGGCATCTGCACGGAGTGCGAAGTTGACCCGAACCTCGTGGTCGAGGTCCCCGAAGTGGTGGACCTGCTCAAGCGAGACTACGGCAACGCCAAGATTGAGAACCAACTCCTCCTGCACACACTCATCCACAAACACTTCTGAGACATGAACTACACAGACTACAAGCGCGACCTCGCTGTCCGCATCATCCGCAAGATTGACGGAGAGACCGACATCATCGCCCGAATCGGCAAGGCGATGCAAGCCCTCGACGAGTTCCTCCCCAAGGACGACAGCCCCCGCCGTGGACACACAGAGATAATCGATCTGGCCTGTGTGTACGAGGTCGACGAATGCCCCGACTGCAAGTCTCAAGACGTTGAATACACTGACGTTCACCCCTTCTGCCCTGAGTGCGGATACAGCTTCAACTGACACAGACATGGACAAGTACACAATCATGGCCCTCAACCGAGCTGGAAACTGGGTCAACCTCGACAAGTGCGACTCTCTGGCCGAGGCGGTCAGGCTCAAGAACGAATGGCGCACCACTCGTGGACTCGCATACACAGACTACGGAATCAAATTCCCTTGACATGAACGATACATACAAGCTCGTCCTGTGGCCCGAATCACAGACATACATGGATGAGCCGTGGTTCGACGACCACGCAATCCTCGCAGACTCCGAGCAACTCGGTGAATCTCAAGCCTACTTCATCCCAATCGAATACACACAAACATGACGCAAGACGAAATCCAGAAAGTGCAACAGGCACTCATGCTGGCGGAGATGTTCTTCATCGCCACCCCCATTGACACCATCGAGAAGATGGGGAACCCGCTCGGCAAGGTGCTGAGTGAGGCTGTTGGTATCACCCTCAAGTACACGGACTGATGTACACGCTCATCGGCTATGCCCCTGCCCGCTCCACCCGCCCAGGGTTGGAGGTCACCCTCTACACCTGCACCCACAGAAGTGGATGCGAACGGGCGGCGGAGTTCTTCTCCCTGCACTACGACAACCTTGAAATCATTACCCCTAAAGGGGTAGCAAAATAAATTTGGTAGTAACGAACATTTGCCTTAACTTTGTCCACGGCAATTCAGCCAACGACATTCAAAACTCACACCCATGAAGACTAACCTTCGCACCGCCCCTCACTACTTCATCGTCGACTCCATCGGAGGCATGAACGAGGGCTACTCAGACACCACCTGCCGCCGCGTCGAGGACGTGGTGACTCCCGAACTCGGCAAGGCTCTTGTCGAGGAGTACATCGACCAATGGATTCACGACAAGCACGAGTACTACTCTGGCCTGTGTGAGGAGTTGGAGGTAGACCCCAAGGTCATCAGCGTCATCCACGACGAGTGTAAGTACGGCGGGTGGCACAGGGTCATGTTCGTACCTGACCAATTCGCTCCTGAACTTGCAGAGCATTTGGACTTCGAGTCTGCGTACACCCTCTTCATCCAAGTGTATGACGGGGTTATGCTCGGCGATGGTGTCGTGGTCTACGACCAGATGGACGACATGGTGACCACCATCACACACAAGTCCACCGCCATCCGCATGGCAGAGGAGACCATCAGCATCGACGTTGAGCGCATCAAGCAACGGCTGACCGACGAGCAGACAGACCCGAAGCTGTACACCTACTACACCCAGAGCCTTATCTACTGCTACGACTGCCTTGCAGATGTGGTGCGTGAACTTGAGTGGCCCATGGATGTCATGGTCGACATCGACGACACCTGCACCCACTACTTCCCTGTGCAGAAGTGTAAGCGCCTCGTGTGGCTGAACGGAAGCCGCATCCAAACCGAAACCGAATACGCATGACAAGCAGACAATTAGAGCAATACGTCCGTGACGTGGTGAACTCCATGGACATTGGCGACCTCATCCAGTACGCCAACGAGCGACTCTACGAATACTACAAGAACAACCTCGACCAAGCAATCGAGGAGGCAAAAGACTTTTACGGAGATGAATAAGTACACAGAAGCGGACGTGAACCGCACACACAAAGCCTCAGTCGAGGAACTCATCGACATCTGCCTCAACAACTGGAGGGAGGTGTCCGACCCGCTCGAAGCACGGACATGGTACGCCGTGGCCGCCAAACTTGAGAGCATCAAGGAGGCTGACTACTCCATGTATGACATGGAGCGGATCCTCGCAACCGCAAACATCAACGCACAAGAACAAGCACAATGAGAGCAACAACCTACGAGGTCTTCTGCGCGAAGACGAACACCACATACATCCGCACCGAGGCGGACCTGTTCGACGACCTGTTCGACATCCTCGACTACAACAGCGACAGCGGTAATTTCTGCAGGACACGCACCAGCCTGAAGGGTCGCTTCAACCAAGGGAGTATGGACGATGCCTACCTTGGTGAGGCTGTGGGTGTCCGTGAGATTCTCGCATGGGTACTCACACCAGGGTTCCACGCAGAGAACAACATGGCACAACGTGAACCTCTGGAGGATTTGCTCAAGCGCATCCAAGAGGAGGAGCGCAACCCTTGGCCGCTCACGAGCAAGATTAGCTATCCCTCCCTGTAAATCAGCAACTTAGAAAATAAATTTGGTAGTAACGAACATTTGATGTATCTTTGTCCACGACAATTCAAACCTCACACCACATGAAACAACCCTCATCCACCGAGGCGCACATCGCCGACCTCGTCCGAGCCAAAGTCAACTCAGACATTGCCATCCACACCCACGTCTGCTTCATGAGCATGATGCGGGACTGGATTGACGAGATGGACCCATTCGTGAAGTGGCAGGACTACTCCCGTGCCGACCTCATGGACATCATGGAAGGCCTCATGGACATGTACGAACAGAAACTCTAAACACTCACAGACATGAATCGCAAACTCATTGCATACCTCGACGCAGTAGAAGGCTACGTCAACTCAATCGCTCGTGACATCCGCAACAACCACGTGAACTACGCCGTGGCTATGTACGACGAGGACGGACCATTCACCCGACTCATCCCACTCCCCACCCCGCAGACGGCAGGGACGGAGACACAGAAGCGCGACTACTCACTCATGAAAGCCCGCGAGATTGTGGAGGACATGAAGGAGTGGAACCCGCACCTGAACTACGAAACCTTTGGCAACCTGCCCAATGAATTTGAACAAGACCCTGCCTGATGGCAAGTACTTCAAGCAACCCGCTAATCGAGTACACAAAGACAAGTCCAAGTACACACGAAAGAAAAAGCACAAGAACAATGCTGAACGATAACACCAACACCCGCGCCTTCGCCGAGTCTCTTGGCCGCGCCATCTGCCACGGCATGAACATCGTCACCTGTGACGCTCTCCTCAACCCGCAGTCCTACGGCTTCTACTACTACGCCAATGACGCGGAGGCCACCGTCATCTCACCCACGGATCCTGAGGGTGCGTACTCGTACTGGGCTGGCGAACTGCGAGAAGCACAGGCTCTCGCCGAGCGCCACGACCAAGACCCTGCCACCTACGGCATCATGATGACCTACAACCATAATCGTGGGTGCATCTACCTGAACCTGGTCCGTGTCGAGTACATGAAGAGCCGCGCCTTGGACATGGCAGAGAACGACGAAGTGCAATGCCCGTCGAGCATTACGGAGTTCGGTCGCAACCAAGAGAACAAGCGCATCTACCTCGATGCCGAGGGTCGCACCCCTCAGCCACAGGATGAGGCGGGTCGTGCTGAGGAAGATGCCAACTTTGCTCATGAAGACGCTGAGGAGGCGGCGATGCTGTTCCAAGACCTCGGCTTCACATCCGAGAAGGGTACAGACCCTACGGAAAAAAAGGATTCGCTTGACGATTGGTTGGACGCCAACGTGAGTTTCGAGGGCTGACACCCTCATGATGCGAATGGTTGACCCCTGTGTGTCTGGGGGGTTGGAGGGTTCGAGTCCCTCCCGCATCACACCTGTTGCCTACGTGTCAGAAAGAGGGGCAACTCTTGTCAGGGGCTGACACCCCATGGATGAGCGGCGTGAGAGGTAACCCCCGACTGGACGTGTCCGACGAATGGGGTCAGGTCTGAATCTCCTCACATGGTAGGTGCCGAAGGTGCCAAACCTACCACCCCACCCCCATAGCTCAACGGATAGAGCATCGGTTTCCTAAACCGCAGATAGAGGTTCGATTCCTCTTGGGGGTACAAACATTCAAACACTCAAAGACATGAACTACTACGAAACATATAAGGAAGACCTGCTCACCAAGGAGCAACGCATGCAGTTTGAACGCATCATGGACGTGGTTGATGAGCATGACGAATCATTCCTTGGCGACATCTGGGACACACTCGATCATGACGTCACCGACACGCTCGAAGATGACGGCACGGAGATGAACAACTTTCGGGACGACCTCGTGAACTTCATCTTTGGATGGGTCATGGGAGAGAAAATGCCCGACATCAAAAACAAGTAAACACTCACAACCATGTACGATTTTGACTGGAAACAAGAGCGCATCGACGGAGTAGTCCGTGAGATTGAGCGCAAGAGCCTGCAAGAGATTGCAATGATTATCCTGACCGAACGCTTTCACAGGAGGGCGAAGGAGTATGAAGTCAACTGGCTGGACGAACTCGCCGATGCCCTACGTGACGGCGACAGCTTCAACGAGATGAAGTTATACGACGAACTCTACAAGGAGCCGAAGCAAGAACTCATCGAACGATACAAGAACCAATGATTAAAGAAGAACTGAACAACATCGACAACCCGCTCCCGAACGAGACGTTCACGGCGGCACAGGCTATCGAAGCGGTCAACCGACTGCTCTGGTCTGAGAACGTGGAGGACGACGACTTCGAGGACGCAAGGGTAATCAAGGCGTTCCTGGTGGGCACACTCCCGAACATCCCTGTCCCTGTCAAACACAGCAAAACAATCCCCGTTATGGAAACCACTATCGAAGGCGCACAAAAGCGCATCGCCAAGGCCATCGAAGATTACGCTGACCGATGCAAGTTTATCGGCGACCCGCGTGAGACAAACCCTGACCTCGAATACATCGGGGTCTTTCTCGACAGCGTGGGTGACGAGATGGCCGCCATCAGCTCCTCATGCAACTCCCTGCATGCCCGCTACGTCGAGGCCCTTGCCGCTATCGACGAGTGGAAGGAGCGATTGGACCAGTTGCAATCCGACTTCGACACCGTGGATGCAGAGGCGACGAATCACCTCGCAGACAAGATTAGGATGGCGAAGGAGATTGACGAGTGGAAGGACAACTTCGATGCCGTGGTCCTTGCGTCCACACGTCGACTCGAAGAGAAGATTGAACTCCAGAAGGAGATGGACAGCCTTCGCAAGGAGAACGCAACCCTTCGCAAGGGGAACCTCAACAACCTACACGCCGCACATGATAACCGATAAATACCTCGACGACATGCTTGCCATGATTGGACACCTGACGGATCGTCTCGAAGAGACTGGCGACCGCAGGTATGTAATCATGCTGGAAGCCATGGTCAACAGCTACGAAGCGAAACTTAAACTCAAGATGCAAGATGACCTCGATGCAACTGCACCGCCTAATGTCCATCACGGATGAGGCAATCAACAAACTCAAGCAAGAGAACTACTCGGCTTCCGTCCTAATCAGGAAGAAGTTTGAAAGATTACAAGACGAACTATACGGAAAACCAATCAAGTAATGGATACATCATTAATTGCAGTCCTCTTCATTGCGGCGGCGGCTATCGCTATGGCGGTACAGACTGTAGTGGAACTGAAGAGAGAACGCTCAGCCGAGGCATACTCTCGCGTTAAGCTAAACAGACTACTCAAGTACAGGGACAAGGCCAAGCTCCTGGACCAGTACATGTCGTCAGAGATGCCGCGCCACGAACTCGCAGATAGATACTACAAAATCGAAAACAAGAACTGATGATAGTGATTGACCCCCAAGACGAGTGCATCTGGGCATACAAGCTCAGCACTGGAGAAATTTGTGTAACCCCCGACTGGGACTTTGCCGACCAACGTGGTACTGGCGACCCCGTCTTAATCCACCACCGACCCCATGACCAATGAGCGAGCCATCCGCATTGTAGCGGAGATGACATCCGAAAACACCAAGGAGGATGTCGTAGCTAAAGTCTTCGCTTGCGAGGACATCTTGGAAGATGATGTGTTGCTGTGGGCCTCTGTGCCTACGGCGGCTCACCTCTACCAGTTTATCGAGCACAACAATCAAATTGCATCGAAGTTTATCGACGAGCGTTGCGACATCTTCGGATACGACAGTGGCGTGAAGATCGAGATGCACAACCTGCGCGACAAGATGGAGTCTGTTATGCTCTCCATGATTAAGTACGCCGCAATCCACGAGGCAATCACCAAGGAATCGGAGTCAGAACGCTGACCCAGGGCGGGCGTATGGTGCGCGGGGAGAGCCCGTGACAGGCCGTGAGTGGCCCGAAGAAACAAAGTCCGCTTTTTCCTTGCGGATTAAACAAGAACACACTAAATTCACATCCCAAATGAAATTCAATCCACATAACCGAAGGTTGCTAATGCACTCAGCAGTAGAAACCTACTACTCTGCCATAGGTATGGTGCCCGACGATAGTCGACGTGCCGACCAAGTAAAGGCAAGGAACGCCATTGGCGTGGCCCTGTCTCAATGGGCAGACAATCAACAGGAAGTCGCAGAGGTACTCAAGAGAGACCGATCGACCGTAGCTCACATGACCATCAATCATGAAGACAACCTTTCGTTTTGGAAGGGCTATAAGGACCTATATGAGAAAGCGAAGCTCATTGTAGACAATCGACTTTCTGCAACCAGCAAGGCCGACCGCCTCGCAAATCTTACAAATCAAATCTTCATTTTAGAACAGGAGTGTGCTATCCTCCGCAACGAACTCGACTCAATCCCAATCCCGCAAACTGAAAACAAATGAGTAACTACAAGTTCAAGACCACGAACATCCGTGGCAAGCAGTACGTCGAAGTCAACGAGCGTATCAAGTTTTTTCGTCAAGAAGACCAGTACAAGAACTGGGGCATCCATACTGAGTTTCCCATGCTCACCGATGCCGAGTGCCTTTGCCGCGCTTCCATCGTCGACGCAGACGGACACACCGTTGCAGTGGGACATGCCCACGAGGTGAAGACCGCAAGCAACATCAACAAGACGAGCTACGTCGAGAACTGCGAGACCTCTGCCGTAGGTCGTGCTTTGGCTATGCTTGGTATCGGTATTGACGTGTCTATCGCTTCTGCGAATGAGGTCCAAGATGCGATTGCTCAACAGGACTCAGCCCCCGCTAAGCCTGCGGCGACAGCCAAGTCCAAGAAGGACGAGACGTCGATCATGGACAAGGCCGTAACCTACATCAAGGGCGCGGTTGACAAGCAGAAGGCTTTCGACAGCATCATCACCAAGTATGGTGACCAGCTGACCGACAAGCAGAAGGCTGGACTCAAAAAGTTTGTGCGATGATTGACATCCCATCTGCCCTCGAAGAGAGGTACGGCAAGTCACACTTGTCGTACTCCTCTCTCAAGGTCGCTCTGACCGACATGGCTCAGTTCGACATGTACATGAACAAGGAGCTGAAGTTTGAGTCTCCAGCACTTGAGTTCGGCACCATGTACGATATGCTTCTGTTCGAAAGGGAAAAGGCCATGGACACATACGTTACACTGACCCACGATCAGATCCTAAACAAGTGCAAAAAGGCTAAGCTGGCTAAGAATCCCAAGCTCACAAACGAGTACAAGGAAGCTAAGGCTGAGCTTATTTTAGAGCTTGAACAGCAAGGGAAGAAGGTGTGCTCAGAGGACGACTGGAAGCAAGCAAACTCAATGATTAGTAGGCTTGACCTTTCTGGTTTGTCTGGTAAGTACCTTTCAAGCGGACAGTACCAAGTTGAGTTCAACGAGATGATTGGGCCAGTAAAGGTCAAGGGCTTTCTTGACTGCTTGGGTGACGGATTCATTGTAGACTCCAAGTCTACTAAGTCTGTATCCAAATTTCGATACAGCGTCCGTGACTTCTGTTACGACATCCAGGCGTACATCTACACTAAGGTCTTCGGTGTAGATAAATTCTACTGGCTTGCACAAGAGAAGACCGCACCGTATCTCCCTGCAATCATCGAATGCTCTGAAGAGACTTTGTTTGCTGGAGAGATGAAGTTCAACGATGCCATTGGCAAAATCACTGAATTCCTAGATGGATCTAAACCAGCTTACCAAGACTATCTCGAATTTAAAGTCTGAATGGGGTACCCCGCTCCTGATAGGGGGCGTCATGGTACTCATCTACACCACCGTAATCTCAATTTTTTCAATTTTAATCAATACACTATTATGAGCGATACTAAGTATGACTCCGTTCTCGTCGGCTGGGCTGACGACCCCAAGTACAACGACAACAACGAACTGATTGCATGGTCCGTGCGTCTCAAAGACAACGAGCTGAAAGACATGCTCGATCAGTACGTAACTCGTCGTGACGAAGAAGGGCGTGGTGGCAATGTCTACCTCACCCTCTTCATGAGCAAGAATGGCAAGGCCTGTGCCCGTGTCTTCAACCCTAACAGCGAAGCCGCTAAGGAGAAGCGCGAGGCCAAGGCCGCCAGCCAACAAGTGGCCCAAGATGACCTTCCTTTCTAAGGGGTTTGGGCTATACGCCATGATCGAGTGGGGGTTGAGAGACATCGAGTTTCTCAGCCCCCAAACTTTCTCTGCATGTAAAGGGACAAGGCGTATGTCCTTTCACGTCCATGCGGAGAACTATGACAAGGACTTCACAGTATCCATCCCTAAATTCGACACCGACTTCCTGCTCCTCTTCATACCCAACAAGGAGGGCGACAACTGCGTCATCTTGACCAGAGCCGATACCTGGGAAAAGCGAGCAAACAGAGTCGACATGACATGGATATCCAAGAAACTAAAGCGCAAGTGGAATGCAAACCTCAAGGCCCCAGATATACTCCATGACTCTTGACATAGCGTACAAGAAGAACAAGAGTATGATCAGCAAAGAATCCTGGGCGGTGTCCAGATACAATACTCCAGCAGACTTAATGGGTAAGTGTCACCGAACAATGGAGAGGTTAAAGCGAGAGTGCTATGGCAAAACCTTTAAGGGTGACAAGAGAGTCATCATCAGGGGTGTCAGGGATATCAATACTCACGGATACGTAAACAGCAACGCAGTATGAGCAAGCACTACAAGATGGAGATTGAACCCATCGAATACATCAACCGCAACGGACTTTCCTTTATGGAAGGTAACGTTGTCAAGTACGTTAGTCGTCATGCCAGAAAGGGTGGGGCGGACGACATCAAGAAAGCCATCCATTACCTCCAACTCATTTTAGAAAACGAATACAATGAAAGTAACGTTCTTCCAGAACCTATACGACAAGAACAGTCCACACCATGTCGATATCCATACTGCCCTTGGGAGGATACGCGAGGGCCAGTCGAAAACCACGATTGAAGCTGTTCGTGATGGCGACAAGGATGCAAAGAAAAAGCTCCCGATTGTCTGCTTTAGCGGGGAGTTCGCGGACCGCAGTGATGAGGGCCTGTTCGACCACAGCGGACTCATTGTACTGGACTTCGATCACATTGACGTTGAGAAATCCAAGGCGGTACTGGCTACTGACGCTCACGTCTACTCCTGTTGGGTTTCTCCATCGGGTGACGGCCTCAAGGCGCTGGTTCGGGTAACCAATCCTGAGCGGCACCGCGACCACTTCCGTGCGCTCAAGAACTACTTCCACAAGCAGTACGACCTTGAGGTTGATGAGTCTGGTGTCAACGAGTCTCGCGCTTGCTTCGAGTCATACGACCCTGACCTCATCCTCAACCCTGGGGCACAGAAGTTCGGGGCATTTGCATCCGAGCGTAGCGAACAGGTTCAAGAAGCCAAAGCTGGTGAGTTCACGGACTACATGAAGCTCAACCTCGCATGCCGCATGATTCGTCAGGCGGAGGACGGGGAAAAGCACGCCGCACTCAGGAACGCCGCACGACTGCTGGGTGGATTCGTGTCCGCTGGCAGGATCGAAGAAGAAGAGGCGGTCCGTATCTTGTTCAGGGAGATCTCAAAGCGGGACATCGACTCTGAGGACCACGCCAAGAAAACCATCCGAGAAGGATTGGAGCGAGGCAAGCAAGACCCTCTGGTGGATGTCATCGGTGCAGAGCAGAACGCCCAGCGTGAGCTCCTAATCAGTGACGGGGACATGTCCTTCATCTCCTCTGACGACGAAGACTTCAGGTGGATTGACGACTACGCCAATGGCCGCATTCAAGTCGGACTCGATACGGGTGACGAGAAGCTGGACGAGCACTTCAGGTACAAGCGTGAGTTCGTCATCATCAACGGCCACAGCAATGTGGGCAAGACGACTATGATGCTCTACTTGATGGTAAACGCTGCCCGCCGCCACAACTGGAAGTGGGTGGTATACTCATCGGAGAACCGCACAGCATCCCTGAAGATGACGCTTATGCAATTCGCTACCAACCGCAAGATCGGGGACATGACCTACGATCAGAGGAAGGAGGCGTACAAGTGGGTGAACGAACACTTCACGGTCATCAGCAACAAGCAGGTGTACAGCTACAGCGACATCATCATCTTCCTTGAGAAGATTTATCGTCAGGAGAAGTTCGACGCAGTTCTGGTCGACCCCTACAACAGCCTCAAGCTGGAGTTGAGCGGGCAAGGCAATAGCCATGACTACCATTACCAAGCGGCCTCGGAGTTCCTTACGTTCTCCAATGCCAATGACGTAGCCGTCTGGCTCAACATGCACGCCGTGACCGAAGCTCAACGCCGAAAGGGTGACGATGGTTTGCCTGTGGCCCCGTATGCTGAGGACACTGAGGGCGGTGGCAAGTTCGTCAACCGAGCTGACTGCTTCCTGACGATACACCGCAAGGTCCAGGCCCCCGATCACAACATCAAGAAAACCACCGAGCTTCATGTCAGGAAAGTTCGCGATGTAGAGACGGGTGGTATCCCAACGTCGATTGACGAGCCTTTAACCTTTACGATGGACAGCTCTATGACGGCCTTCAGGTCGAATTACACACAGGAGAAGCTGTTTCAACCTATTGGTTCTGAGTTCAAGAACTACAAAACTTTTAAGATGTCCCCAAATGAGACCTTTGCATCGATTTAAGCTGTAACTTTCCCATGTGAAGCGAAGAAGAGGACAGACTCCTAAGAGGAAGTCTGCCAAGAAGAGGGAGTTGGGAAGGTATAAGAGCGGTCTTGAAAAGACTTGCGCTGACCTTCTCGCTGAATCTGGGATACCTTTCTCCTATGAGGAGCACGAGTATACGCTAATGGACAAGTTCCGATACGAGGGTGTGTACTGGAAGATGACCTCGAAGAAGAAAGACATGACCGATCGGAGCGACAGCATAGCACTCCCGATACGTTACAAGCCCGACTTCGTTGCGAAGGACGAGAGCTGGATCATAGAGACGAAGGGTTTCCTTCATTCTCACCACGACTTCCCAATGCGTTGGAAGTTGTTTATGAAATACTTAACCGAACTTGGAAAACCGCTACCCATGCTGTTCATTTGTAAAAATCGACAGCAGGTCGAACAAGCTATAAGTATAATCAAAGACAACATACCAGATGACAAAAGAAGACGTGGGAAGAAGCTACGGCGTAGCAACCGAAAGGATGCACCGCCTGATAGCGAACTTCTACGAGGACCTGTTCAACAGGGAGGGGGACCCGAAGAGACACCCAGGGTACGTAGTGGAGCTGACACAGAAAGTGAGACAGCAGATTAACTACGAACTCGACCTCGTGAGAGAAGCCTCTAACCAATTTTACGAAGCTCATGGTGAGCCAAAAGCGGAGGGCCTATTCGGGCTCGACGGGAAGGGTAGCTGAGGTTCGGTTTGTGAGAGCGGCAGAGGAGTTAGGACTGGACGTAACGAAATCCTCACACACTGAGGACATACATAAGCATGTAGACTACTGGCTTGCCCACAATAAAATGGGTCGCTGGGGTGTGGATGTAAAAGGCAACAACCTGCCCGACGAGATCTGGGTGGAGTTGAAGAACGTACAAGGGAATGCTGGATGGTTATATGGGGGCGCCAAGATAATCGCTTTCGATATGCCAGAGGAAGGTGGATTCTCAATCGTGGATCGGGTGGAACTCCTGCATTACACTGAGGAAGAACTTAGGGACGCAACGATCGTCGCCAATAAGAGGGACGCCTACAAACAGAAGTATCGCAGAAAGGACCGCCAGGATCTAATCACAAGACTTAACCTGCACGATCTCAAGGTTTTAAGTACGTACCGAGTATGGTCGTACTCCAAGAAATTCTGAGTATCTTGTAGGCCTTTCCGAAAAAAATTATGAGCACAGAAAAACTTACTCCATGGGGTGAGGTAGGATACCCCACGTTCAAGCGAACGTACTCTAGACCTACCGAAGACGGCAAGACAGAAGAGTGGCCCGACACGGTTGACCGCGTAGTCAAAGCGTGCAACGACCAGCTCGGTTGTGGCTTCAATGAAGTCGATCAGGAAGAGCTGAGGAACATCATGCTGGACCTGAAAGGCACCGTAGCTGGTCGATTCCTGTGGCAGCTTGGAACCAAGACCGTAGACAAGCTGGGACTTCCGTCCTTGCAAAACTGTTCTTTCGTTGTCATCGACGAGCCTGTCCGCCCGTTTACTTGGGCGTTCGAGATGCTGATGCTCGGAAGTGGTGTGGGATTCAATATCCAAAGAGAGAACATCTATCAACTCCCTAAGGTCGGAAACAAGAAGGTTGAGATCACAAGAAGTGATGTCAACGATGCAGACTTCATCGTCCCTGATTCCCGTGAAGGCTGGGTTCAGCTTCTTGAGCGCGTCATCGAATCTCACTTTTGGCAAGATGGGTCGTGTGAAGACTTTACGTTTGCCACTCATCTCATCCGTCCTAAGGGTGCGAAGATCAAGGGGTTTGGTGGCACCGCAAGCGGTAGCGAGGACCTGGTCTGGGGTATGATGGAAATCAACAAGATTCTGAACGCCAAGGCTGGTCGCCGTCTGTCTAGCGTGGATTGCCTCGACATCATGAACATCATCGGCAAGATTGTGGTGGCTGGTAACGTCAGGAGGTCTGCTCAGATTGCTCTGGGTGACTACGACGACATCGAATTCCTGCGTGCCAAGCGTTGGGACCTCGGAAACATTCCGAACTGGAGAGCTATGTCCAATAACTCCGTTGTGTGTGACGACATCTCCAAGCTTCCTGAGGATTTCTGGGAAGGTTACAAGGGTAATGGTGAGCCATACGGGCTGATCAACTTGAAAGCCTCTCGTAGAATGGGCAGGACTGGAGATACACAATACCCCGACCCAAACGTTCAGGGCTACAATCCTTGTGCTGAACAAAGCCTTGAGAACTTCGAGACTTGCTGTCTTGCTGAGGTGTACCTCCCGAACATTGAGACTTACGACGAGTTGAGGAAGGTTCTCCGTTACCTGTACAGGGTGAACAAGCATAGCCTTGCGATCCCCTGTGCTATTAAGGAGACCGAGGACATCGTCCACCGTAACATGCGGATGGGTATCGGTGTCACTGGTTATCTGCAAGCTTCCGAAGAACAAAAGTCTTGGTTGGACAAAGCTTATACGTATCTTCGCGCATACGACAAAGAGTACTCCGAGATACATGGCTTCCCTCCTTCCATTAAGCTTACTACAGTTAAACCCTCTGGAACGCTGTCTCTACTTGCTGGTGTTACACCAGGGGCTCACCCTGGATACTCCCAATATTACATTAGGAGAATCCGAATGGCTACAGATAGCGAGCTTGCACGAGTTGCTCGGAGCAACGGGTATCACGTAGAGTACGTCCGTAATTTTGACGGGACTGAAGACCACAGTACAGTGGTTGTGTCTTTCCCCTGCTCATTCCCTGAGGGCACGCAGTTCGCTGACGACATGAGCGCATGCGATCAGCTGGACGTTATCCGCAGGTTGCA